TTCAGCTTCTTCATCCGCCTTTCTTTTGGCTTCAGCTTCTTCATCCGCCTTTCTTTTGGCTTCAGCTTCTTCATCCGCCTTTCTTTTGGCTTCAGCTTCTTCATCCGCCTTTCTTTTGGCTTCGGCTTCCTCATCAGCCTTTATTTTAGCTTCAGCTTCCTCATCAGCATTTCTTTCTATCGCTATTTTTTCAGTTTCTTCAAAATCTAATTCACTGTTTTTATTATTAACTAAAGTATTATATTCTATTTTTTGCTTAATAACAGATTCATTATTTATGGAATTTATAAACATAGATTTTGAATCATTATTATTTACTTCCATATCAGTTAGCAATGATTGTACCAATTTAATTTCTATATGAAAACTTTTATCTGTAAAACGAATTCCAACTATTTCAATAATAGGAATTAAATTTATTCCTACACATAATTTATTGTTTGAAATCAATTCATGATTATAATCATAACAATTTAAATTATAATTTTCAGTAATAGCATTTTTATGTATATATGTTCTTAATTTAATTCCTTGTTTATGATATCCTATAGAAGATATAAAGGAATCATCCAAATCATCTGATGTAAAATTATCTTCAAACCAATCTTCTTTATTAGCTAAAACACATTCTTTAATTTTTTTTTCTAAACTTGTAAAAAAATTCACAATAGTATCATTATTAATGTATATTAAATCACAATATGATTTTGTATTTGTCTCCTTGATCCCAGTACTTGTAAAACATTCATTTGTTTGAATGTAAATAGGATTATCATTCAAAAATATTCTAGAAAAATATATATTTCTTTGTAATTGGTTTGGAATTCCTAAACTAATTTGATCATAATCAATAGTTGTATTATCTAAAATTAATGCCATATACTTAAGTTATATGTTTATCATTTAAATTATTATATGACGCATAAATAATTATTTTCATAAATTTACTTTAGGATTATTAGTTTAACAATTCATATAATGTTTAGTATAATATAATATGAATATAGATTCCAGCACATGGGGGAATCAATATTGGTTTGTTTTACATACTATATCATTTACTTACCCCAAAAATCCCAATGATACATGTAAACGTAAATATTATGATCTTATACAAAATTTACCACTATTTTTACCAAATGAAAAAATTTCTAATGAATTCTCTAAAATATTAAATATATATCCAGTAAAACCTTATTTAGATTCTAGAGCATCTTTTGTAAAATGGATGCATTTTATTCACAATGAAGTTAATAGAATAACAGGTAAAGAACCTATGCCTTATAATTTATTTATTCAATCTATTAATAAAAAATTAACACCACAAATTGAAAAACCACCTAAATCTATTTTTTCAAAACAAAATATAACATTTTTTATTTTTTTATCAGTATGTACTACACTTATTTATATTGAAAAAAAACATAAATATGTTTAATTTTTCTGCATTATTTTTTTTATAATATAAACTATGAATGAAATAAATAATATCCAAAAGTGTTTATTATTATGCGAATTTTGGAACTTTATCGATAAATTAAATAATCACAACATTTTACATAAAAATATTCAGATAATAAAAATTAATGAATACAAACATTTTAAAAAAAATATTCATTCCATTTCTTTACATAAAAATATCCCCATCGAATTAGAAAAAATAATTTATTCATTTTAATTTTAAATATTTAAAATTGAAATATAACATCGTAACATTTTTTTATAGAATACATTTAATTTTAAACAGATATATGTTCTTTAATTATGTAGATTCTCGACATCTATTGGAACTATATAACGAAACAAATTCTACTATTATAAACGAACATACACAATATATTCCCCCTATATGGATAACATTATCATGGTATGGTATATTACTTTTTATTTTAAGTTGTGTTTTAACATTTAAAATAAAAATATGTAACTCTGAAGAATATGCTGAAAATTTTGTTTGTTGTTGTTTCTTAATTTATCGCGACATTGTTATTGGTGTCTTTATTCTTATTTTGAAAATACTGTTTTTACTATTTGACTGTTTATGTTGCAATTTTAATATTAACAATAAAGATACAGATTTTATTTACAAAAAGATTAATAAAACAAAAAATACAATTTATGAAAACTTTAATAACTATAAATTTAAAATAACTAATAAATTATATCCTATTAATGCTTGCATGGTAGAAAATTCTAATATTAATACTTCTATTGTAATAGAAGGATTAAATAATAATAATAATGTTATTTCTATAATTGTAGTACCTATTGATGATATAGTAATTAATTAAAAATTTGCGGATAATCGCGCATTATTCTTTTTGTTATTCTTTGCTTTTGTCAAAATATTTATAGCATTATTTAATTCCTCTTCTGTAATTATACCATCTTTATCTATATCTATCTCTTTCTTTATTCTTTTCATGTGTTTTGGTAATATACACAGTTTACTATTTTCATTTAAAATATAATCCGCAAAAACTATAAAAATTATTGTTAATAATAATGATGTTAATATATCCTTTGTACCAATAAATGCAACTGAAAATATTAATATTTGTCTTGCCAAAGAACTGGTTAAATATGCTTCTTGGGATTCTGTTAATCCAATAGATATGTATTTTGAACCTATATTTAGCATTATCATTGCTATACCAGCAGTAAATTTACTATCATTCAATAATTTTGTTACTCTATTATAAAATAATTTCATCTTTTTATTATTATTGTATATTTTTTTTTTATAAAATTATTTACATGCAACTCCATTTTTACAATACCATTTATTTAATCCCACAACCTCTAATAATAGATGTGTTGCAAAACCTGTAAAAAATAAAGATAATTCCATTATATAATTTTTATTCCAATCTTTACATACAGGGGGTAAATCTGATTTTGTTGCAAAAGAAAATATTCCTGATATAATTGTACCTACTAACACTAATGTAATTCCAACAACAAACGCTTCTATCATTAAACCTACTCCAAATGTTTTAAATGATATCATTATATATTATATAAAGTTTTTTTATATAATATATAAAGTTTTTTTATATAATATGTAATGATATCATTTAAAACATATATTTTTAATTCATTATACTTCTTTCTTTCCCTTTGTATTTTGAAAATTATCATCGTGAAAATAAGGACAATTTACCGGCTTAATACTATTACAAGAAAATTCTGTTAAATATTGTTTACAAATATAGCAATATGGTGGTTGAGTCTCTATTACTATTTCATTAATACAATATTTAATAAAATATGGTTCACTATAAGCAAAACTTGCTAATAATCTTTTTTTTAACATTATTATATATTAATATATTACATATTCTTTCAATTTTTTAACATAAATTTATTGTTTATATATATGAACAAATGTGTAGTATTCGATTTAGATGAAACAATTGGGCATTTTGCACAACTTTATAAAATAGCAAAAACCTTCGAAAAAATATTCAAATATAAATTTGAAAAAATACACATTATTTCATTATATAAATATTTTTATAATATATTTAGACCAGGTATATTTACCTTATTAGCTTATGTAAAATTTTTAAAAGATAAATATAAAATACAAATTATTCTTTATACAAACACAATTATGGACGATATTTGGATTCACTCGTTTTTAGATTACACATATGATATGGTACAACTTAAATTTAATACTATAATAAATTTAAATTCAAAATGTAGATCATCTATAAAAAAAACATTACCTGATCTATATAATTGTAATAAACTTTTAAATAATATGTCATCTATCATGATTATAGATAACAAAAAACACAAATATTTATTAGGAAAACATATTAAATATATATTAATTAAAAATTACTACTATATACACGATAATAATATAATATGGAAAAAAATACACGCACTATTTAATATTAAAGTAACAAATAATCTAGAAAATAATATAGTAAATAATGCTTATAACGATATACTCAAAAAAACAACTAAAAATGAAATCCTTAATATTATATCTGAAATAAAAATATTTAGTAAACATTAATTTTTCGTATTATATATTTATTAATTATCTTATGAAAATATATAATGCTTAAAAAAATATTATTTTTGTTTATAATGTCTTGCAATTCATTCGTATTTCCACGTAATATACGCAACAGAAATATCTGCAAAAGAGAAATGATTGACTATAGTAGATCACTCATAAAAATCGAAAATGATGCAAATATGAGTACATCTACATCAAACATAGGACAATTAACTCTCCATTTTTACGGATCTGTTACAGAGGAATCTTGTCTAGAATTAACCCAAGCATTATATTCTTTAGATAAACAAGCAAAATATCAACAAATTGATTTCCCAACCCATAAACCAATAATTGAATTACATATACAAAGTGGTGGTGGTGCTTTAATGCCTGCTTTTTATGTATGCGATGTTATTAAAAATATAAATACACCTGTACACACTTATGTAGATGGTTATGTTGCATCTGCCGCCTCATTAATATCAGTTTGTGGAGATAAAAGATATATCACTAAATATTCATCTATGCTAATTCATCAATTAAAGGGAGCCACATCAGGTAAATTTAATGAAATTAAAGACGAATTTTCAAATTTAGGTGTATTTATGGAGAAGGTTTGTGATATTTATACTATTAATTCTAATATTAATAGAACCATGCTTGAAGATTTATTAAGCAGTGATATTTGGTTAGATTCAGAAACATGTTTAAGATATGGACTAGTTGATAAAATTATTTAAAATTTTAATAGTTTCTTAATCCAATCATAACTATTATTATAGATGGACATATATCAATACCATCACTACTATTGTACATAGAAACATTTCCACCTAATATAGGTATTGATAATGATTCGCACCAGTGATTCATCTTTATTACGCATGAATTAAAATCTCCTAAACATGTTTTCGGATCACCAAAATTAAGCCCATTCACAATTCCTAATGGTTTTGCTTTTAATTCCAACATACGATTATTACAATATTCTACATCCTCTCCCCAAGTTATAATTAATTTTTTGTTTATCTCATATATATCTAATATAGAATATGCACCAGGCATATCCGGACCTTTTATTGTTCTACATCCAATAGTATGATCATATACGTCCCATAAATCTATATTTCGAGTTTTTTTCACCAATTCATTTTTTTTATTATAATTTAATTTTAAATTATCTTCTATTTCTCTTAAATTATAAAATTCCTCACGATATATTAATTTATTCATATTATAAACATCATAATTACCATCTTCGGTTACTTCTCCTATTATACTCGATTCTAAATCCCATTTATTTAATATATCTATTATTTTATGACTATTAACTCTATTACAAACTAATAACATTCTTTCTTGTGATTCAGAAGCTAATATAGAATAGTCATCTAACTCGCATTTTAATGATACATTATTTAAATATATTTTACATCCTAAATTTTTACCAGTTTTACGTCTTCCTCTATATATTAATTCTGTACTAGCACATAATATACCACCCGCACCTAAATCTTGACACCCTTCTACTAATCCACTATCAGATAGTTCACTAAAAGCATCCAGTAATAAATTTTCCAAATATGCATCTGCTTTTTGTGAATTATTCTCTACTTCACTATTACACGGCAAAGATGCCATTATAGCAGAACCTACCCCCTCATTACCCGTTTTTGCACCACATAATATAAAAATACTATTATTATATAACGCATTTCCATATATAATTTTATCTTTTTTTACCAATCCTAAACATGCAACATTAACCAATGGATTTTTGTTATAAATATCTGATATGTGCAAAGACCCTCCAACATTAGGAACACCTATTGTATTACCATAATAAGCTATACCATCAATAGCATTTTTTAATAAATCTTTCGAATTTTCATCACTACCAAATCTTAAAAAATCTAATAAAGCTATGGGTTTACTCCCCATACATAATATATCTCTAACAATACCTCCCACACCTGTTGCAGCTCCTTCATATGCATTCTTAAATGTTGGATGATTATGTGATTCTATTCTTATAGTAATACAATAATCGTCTCCTATATCTACTATACCTGCATTCTCACCAGGTCCTTGAACAACACATTTCCCATATGTATATAAATTTTTTAATATAGATTTTGTACTTTTATACGATATATGTTCAGAATTTAATAATATGTCTATCTTTTTCTTTATCAATAATTTATTATGTAATAATATTTCTAATAATATATCTTTAAAATTACTATTTCTTTCTGGATGAGGCATCATTCCAAATACATTTTTTTCATCATTATGTATTCCCGCTATATTCATTTTCGAACCATTACATAAGTTTTCATAACGTAAAAATATATTATTAACATTAATATTATCATTTTGATAATTCCCATTATAATTGGCTACATACATTTCTGTATCCCCTGTATATTCAATACATTCACTATTAAATTTATAATTCAATCTAACTTTTTTAGAAATAAATTTATTCGACTCATTACTAATTAAACTCCCTTCCAATAATCCCATTTTTATTAATATCTGAAAACCATTACATATTCCCAATATTGGTATTTTTTTATCATGAATTTCATTTATATATTTTATTATAGGCCATTTTAATGCCATAGTTCCCGGTTCATATATATATTCCCCCGTAGCATTTACATAATTACGATCACCAAATGCAAATCCTCCTGGGATTATTAATAAATCTATATCTAAATCATAATTAGAATTTTTATACCATAATTCTATGCAATTATGCTCTTGAAAATACCTTACTGTATCATTATAGCAATTTGATCCAGGAAATCTAACTATTCCTATTTTCATTAATATATTTATTTATTTTTTAATTTTATATCATTACATAATTATAATAATATAAAACCTTGATTATTATTAAATAAATGGATAAAAATGATAAACTCAAAAATGTCGTAACAAAATGGATCACTATAGATGAAAAGGTTAAGGATTTATTAAAAGACATTAAAGTCCTTCGCCAAGAACATAAACTAGTAACTACAGAACTAGTTAGTATTATGCAATCAAAAGATATTTCTGGTCTACAACTTAATAATAATTCTAAACTAGTATATAGCGTTAAAAAATTTAAATCACCATTAAGTAAAAAACTTTTACTTATAGGACTTGCCGATTATTTTGACGATGAAGAAGAAATAAATAAAGTCGTTGAAAATATTTTAAATAAAAGAACAGAAAAAACTATGGAAAAAATTGAAAGAAAATAAAATTCATATTATTATATACATCAAACTATTTAAACTTTATCATGTATCAACAATATATAATGAACAGAAGTGATAATGAAGAAATTGTAGTTCTTAAACGCAACGCAGAAACACAAGCACTCTCTTTTCAGAAAATTTTAAACAGATTCACTAAAATTAATAAAAAATTCAATCTCAATATTAATTGCCACAATTTATTGAATAAAGTAATAGACCAAATGCACAACGAAATTAAAAGTGATGAAATTGATGAATTATGTGTTCAAGTAGCAACCTCTTTAATTACAGTTCAATATGATTATAATACACTAGCCAGTGCTATTTGTATCTCAAATCTTCATAAAACAACTAACGAAAGTCTCCTCTCTATTTTTGAAAAATTATATAATTACTGTGATGAAACAGGTAAACATTGTTCTATTATTCGCAAAGATCTTTATGATTTGGTAAAAAACAATCGCGAAGAAATTGAAAATATGATTGATTTTGAACGAGATTATCTTATAGATTATTTCGGATTTAAAACATTAGAAAGAGCTTATTTATTAAGAATTAATAAAGTCATTGTAGAAAGACCTCAACATATGTGGATGCGTGTTGCACTTGAAATTCATGGAGACGATTTAATCAATGTTAAAAATACATATAATCTATTATCTACATTAACATATACACACGCAACACCCACACTATTTAACGCCGGAACTATGCGTCCTCAATTAAGTTCTTGTTTCTTATTAGAAATGGTTCATGATAGTATAGATGGTATTTATGACACTCTTAAAGAATGTGCCCAAATCTCAAAATGGGCAGGAGGAATCGGACTCCATATCCACAATATCCGCGGAACGGGTAGTTCTATTAGAGGAACTAATGGAACTAGTAATGGTATAATTCCTATGTTACGCGTTTTTAATTCCACAGCAAGATACGTAGATCAAGGAGGTGGTAAACGTAATGGATCATTTTCTATCTATCTTGAACCATGGCATTTAGATGTAGAACTATTCTTAGAAGCTCGCAAAAATCATGGTGATGAAGAAATGAAAGCTCGCGATCTATTTTATGCTCTATGGGTATCTGATTATTTTATGGAATGTGTTAATACTAATAGTGATTGGTATTTATTTTGCCCAGACAAAGCCCCTGGATTAAGCGATCGTTATGGACAAGAATTTGTTGATTTATATAAATCATATGTTGATGAAGGTAAATACAGTAAAAAAATACCAGCACGAGATTTATGGCTCAAAATTATGGATAGTCAAATGGAAACCGGTACACCTTATATATTATACAAAGATCACGCAAATAACAAAAGCAATCAAAAAAATTTAGGAACTATTAAAAGTAGCAATTTATGTTGTGAAATTATTGAATACTCGTCTCCTACAGAAACAGCCGTCTGTAATTTAGCTAGTATCGCTTTACCCAAATTCGTTGACCCCAATACAAAAATATTCGATTATGAAACCCTACATAGTGTAACAAAACAAGTATCCATCAGTTTAAATAAATTAATCGACGTTAACTATTATCCAAATGAAAAAACAAAACGATCTAATCTTTTACACAGACCCATTGGAATCGGTGTACAAGGTCTTGCCGACGTTTTTATGCTAATGGATATACCCTTCACTTCACCCAAAGCAAAAGAAACTAATAAACTAATTTTTGAAACAATTTATCACGCCGCGCTTGAATCTTCAAATGAAACCGCCATTAAAAGAAAATTACACATGCAAACCGTTATCGATGAATATAAAGATACTGTTGGAATGAATAATCCTTTAAATAATCACACTATTGTAGATACTTTTAGATTTAACGATACTAATATAACTAACTGTAAACCAATCATAAATGAAATTCAAAAACTACCACACGAATATGCCGGAAGTTATAGTACGTTTGTAGGATCTCCATTACATGAAGGTATTTTTCAATTTGATATGTGGGGTGTTACACCATCCGATAAATACGATTGGGATAAATTACGTAATTCTATTAAAAATCATGGTATTAGAAATTCACTTATGGTCGCGCCTATGCCTACAGCAAGTACTAGTCAAATTCTAGGAAATAATGAATGTTTTGAACCATTCACTAGTAATATTTACCTACGTAGAACACTTGCTGGCGAATTTGTTGTTGTTAATAAATATTTAATGAAAGATTTAACAAACATTGGATTATGGAACGATGAAATTAAAAATAATATTATTGAAAATAAAGGCAGTGTTCAACAAATCTCAAATCTACCCGATCATCTTAAAGAAAAATATAAAACTGTTTGGGAAATGTCTATGAAAGATATCATTGATATGGCCGCCGATAGAGGCGCCTACATTTGTCAAAGTCAAAGCCTAAATCTATGGGTTGAAGATCCAACATATAAAATTTTAACCTCAATGCATTTTTATTCATGGCGAAAAGGTCTTAAAACTGGTATTTACTACTTACGTAGAAAACCTAAACATCAACCCCAACAATTCACTATTGCTCCTAAAAAATTAGAAGAAACACAAGAATGTGAAATGTGTTCCGCTTAATATTCATTATCCTATACAAATATAATGTTTTAAAAATTATATTTGTTTAATTTTATACACACTTATTATTCATATAATTTATATTCTAATAGTGTTATATAAGAGTTTTTATTTGGTATATTAACATGATATACACTTTTAACTAGTTTCCTCAACTCATTATATATAAATTTAGGTGTCACATTATCATTATTATATATCGGTAAATTTTTTATTATCAAATTATACCTTTTTATATATACATCATTTCCTAAATGCTTCGAATACCTTATACTATGAAACAAATAATCCTTTATATAATTCCAAACATCCTCTATTATATACATTACTTAAATTAATATACTATTTCTATATTAAAAACGACTTGAATTATTAAATACCTTTTTCTCATCTACATAAATTAATTTATCATCATTTTTTTGTTTTATTTTTGAAAAATAACTGAAGTCTGAATCTTGTTTTCTTATTAATCCATTATTTAATGAATATAATTCACTCGATAAATCAAGACTATTCTTTTTTTGTCGTATTTCATCTTCTACTGTTACATCAAATGTCCCATTCATAGATTTTGTTGTATTTATCATCTGTACTTTATCATTTAATGTATCCAACGGCGCCTTAAAATAATTAGATTGAGGATACAAATGATTGAATGAATAGTGCGTATATAATCTTTTATTTAATTCATTTTGCGATAAGTTCATTATTATATTAATAAGATTTTTTTTTTATTATATTTAAAATATTTTATTAATTCTCTTCATCATGTCCGTTTATCGATCTAATTTCGTGGTGCTTTACTGGCTGCTTTGAGGAAATTTTTCAAGTCAGCATTGTCCTCCTCGATCTTCTTGCGATCAAGGCGCTTGACCTGGGGTTTGGGGGAAATGTCGCTCGCCGCATGCCATGCCGCGTCGATCAACCCGCGGTCCTTCAAGTCCCTGCCGCGCCGCTCGAGCTCCTCCGGAGTCGGTGCGGTCGGCAACCGCCCTACTGAAGGGGTAGACTTACGTCTCCTCAATTCTTTTAATCTAATAAAATGTGGTCTAAATGCTTGTTCTGCTTCTTGTCGTGCTGCTTCTTCTTCTGCTTGTTCTACTACTCCTGTTTCTCGTGTTTC